TTAGTGCTTTTATCTATATTATTAAAGAGCATAACCGTTTCCTTGGATTCTGGACATATATCAGATATAGTACCAAATTATTTTGTAAATTTACCATTTTTTGCATTATCTGAAAATGGCTCAGCCAGTTTGATCAGCCCATCATGCTTTGGTCCAATCTGGTTACCGTTCTCATCTAGGCCACTTCTAATGCCATTCATCCAAGTCCAAGGTTGTTCATGAAGCTTTTTCATTTTTGCGTCGCCGTATGATTGACGTTTAGCCATTAGTTCTGGCTTATCCCAAAGATTCTCAACTACAACTTCTGTATTCTCTAGAAGATTATTGTTATAGATATTGAAAAACATAAACGGCATGCCTGCTTCAAACCTAACTGGTTCTCCAATTTTAGTAATTTTCCAATTCATATTAAATTCATCTGGCCACCAGGAACTTGGTATGGTAGCTGATAGTGGTGCTGCGCCATCTACAAAATAGTTTGGAGATCCTGATATCCAGGTGTCGTAACCTTCCTCGGTGTTGATAGCCCATCCTGTTGCAAAAGAAATGATCCCAATTATCGATGGAATTACCACTGGTCTTTCATCTAAGAATTCTCCCTCTAAAACTCTAGGAGTTGTATTCCCGCCATCCCATTGAACTACCACATCCTGTTGCAGTATCAATTCCCAACCATTTACATTAGCTGCAGACATGGGCAAGCACTTGTAGGCGTGCTTATTGTAGGTTTCATCCATCCAATCTCTTTTGAGTCTAGATTGTTGTATCTGTGGTGGATTTTGATGAGTTTTAGTTAATGTTATTTTCGTCATATTCTTCTTCTAGAAATTGTTCTATAACCTTTTTAATGTTTATCAATGCATCCTGGGAAGATGTACTTCTATTCCCACTACTGTATGCTAAGTCTAATAAATCTGAATTACAGAATCTAACATACTTACTTCCATCTTTGGATACAATAAATTTCTCAAAATTTCCATTAATTAAATTACTATTTTTTTGCAATTCTTTAAACAGTGGATGCATATCTCCCTTTGGTTGACGGAAGTCTATGTCAGTTTTATCGTGATCTTCTCTTACTCTTTTGTAAACTTCTTTATCTTGGTTTGGGTCTAAAATATTAACCATCTCAGAAAATGCAAAATTTGTATTATAAAGTTTTACCATATGATCTTTCATGTTCTCGGCACTAGTGTTAGAGTCAGCAAACTCTCCATAGGCATCTTGGCAAAAATCTGTACTAGGGAGAGCTAAAGCTTCAAATCCCAAATCTTTATATTGATTGTAGATATCTTGAATAATTGTATACTGAGGAGAGTTTGCGCATTCTCCAGTTACATTGAATAATATAGAAACTTTTCCTTTAAGATTTGCTAAGACCCCATCTTCTCCATCTATAGATTTAAGTGGAAAATCATATATGTTATTATCTACATATTCTACAAATGATTCTTCTGAATTTTGATTCATTTTTTCTCCTTTAAAAAATTATTGTATCATACCTACAGACGGTGCTGCAACTACTGAATTAGGCGAACACACTCTAGTTAGATTTGATATTTAAACCTGTGTACATAGTCACTGCAAATTCCATAGACTTTTTTTGAAGTACTTAAATATTGATTTATGCTTTCGGGAAACAATATTATTGAATTATCTATTACTTCCTTACCAGGATATGTCCAAAAGTAACCTTTACTCGTTATGGTATAGTCATCTGTCTGATGCCAAAAATAATTTGCTTCAGAAGAAGCATATTTGATTGTTTCTAATGCTTCTTTGTTTTTACAGTGAAACCAAGTTTTTAAACAAATATCATTTATAAAATTTAAATCTATTTCATACTTAGGGTAATCATGACCTAAGTAAAATTTATCATCTTTTACCCATAAGTCAACCTCTACGTCATAGCCCATGGAGATTGCTTTATCTATATAGTTAGGAGAATTTTCTAATTCAAGATTTGGCCCAAATACGTTCCCTCTGTGAGCTATAAGTTTCATTTTATAATATTTTTTTGCATAAATGCCTCTAGGTCATCAGGCGTACCCATACCGTACATAGCTTTTACTCTATGTGAAATAATTAGCTTTTGATCGCCTATCGCTTCATTGTATACTGGACATATATAGAATTCGTTATTTGTTTTGATATCTTTTTCTATCATTTTATTAGAATACTTTACATAGTCTGAACCTTTGTTCCAGAAATAAATACCACAAGTAGCCTCATTGCTGATTACGTTTTTTTCTGCAACAGCATCAATAGTTCCAAAATCATTATTTTTAACATAAGACCATTTGGGATCAGAGTCTTCAAATGTTAGTATTCCGCCATCTACTCCTTTTGATATGAAATTATGAATTATTAAATCAATATCATCGTCTATGTACTGGTCGATATTTGCTATGACTAAATGATCATCGGTATCTATTAGGTCTCTTGCTAGTAAGCTAGAAGATACTGCGCCGGGCAGCTTGCCGTCTTGTACTATAATTTTACTTTGCTTTACATGATTAGAAATGAACTCTGTAATACCATATAGATCTTCATCTTCTTTTTTAACTATGAATATGTATTCTGCGTCAATGCCGATGTTTTTTGTGACTATTTCTATCATAGTTTTATTATTTACTTTAATCATTGGCTTAATATCTTTATATCCAGCGTTTTTGAACCTAGAGCCCTCCCCTGCCATTGGTATCAAGACTTTAATTTTTTGCCTTTGTTCAATAATTGTTTTTATATTTTTCATATTTATTTCTAAAGGATCGTTAATAGGGTATATTTTACACTCGCTTTTTAAGGCTGATATTTTTCCAAAAAATGAATCTTCAAATATTAAGCTATTGCTTTTTTCAATATCAAGAATATCAAAACATTTGTCATAAATCTCTGGAGATGGTTTTGGAGAGGTAACATCTTCATTGCTTAGGTAAAGATCTATGTAGTCAATAATACCAAGCTTATTCAACACCAGTTCAACTGTACTCTTTACGCTGTTGCTTGCCACGGCTATTTTTATATCATTTGATTTTATAAAACTAAAAACTTCTATTAACTGTTTATTTATTGTTATTTTATTAAATAATTCTGTTGAAAATTTTTGTTTGTTCTTCCAAATAACGTCATAATAATGGCTTGGAAGTTTCTTTATTTCAGATAAAAGAATTAATTTTTGATTAGTGGTTAATCCTTCAAATAGATATTTTTGTTCATTTTTTGAAATACAATATTTTTTGTCTATTAATCTTAATGATTTATTTAAAGAATGGAAGTGATTTTTCTTGCTATCTATTAAGACGCCATCTAAATCAAATATAAAAAGCTTGTAATTATTCATAATAGTATTTAAATAATTTCTTCATTGTTTAATATTTGAACTGATAGATCTTTCCAGTCAGCTTGAATGATAGTATGCCAATTTCCAGTTTTAATGTAATTTAAATATTTTTTTGGTGTATTAACACGAGTTGGATTAAAGAAAATCCTAAATTTTTCATCATCAAAAGGATGAGCAATTTCTATTATTTTTGTTTTTTTATCAGCAAAAATAGCGTTACACAATCCACTTCCTTGAAGACTAATTATTATATTAGAATTTTGAATTAAACTTATTTGTTCAATGTAACTTAATTCTTCAAAAAAAACTTTTTTAATTTGTTCTTCTTTTTTATTAAAAGTAGTTTTTAACAAATCTATAAACTTATTTTCGTCTAATATTGTTCTATCAAAATATGTTTTACACGTACTAATAAAATCTTTTGGATTAATTGTTTCTTGCTCTAACATTTGTTTAAAATCTTCATTAGACTTATTTGAATAATTTTCTCTAGAAATATACAATACATCAATTTTTTCATCAAATTTATTAATGTATTTCTTATGTCTTTCTACCATAAGGGATAAACCGAATAGACAAGCTTCGTAGCCTGGTAATTTAAATGGAAATTGTCTATCCGCATCTACATAATCTTGCACTAAAGATCTTGGAGCCCTGTAGTACCTTGCCATTTCTGACATCTTTGACATTTTATCTCCAGAAATTAATTTTACAAGATTAAATTTTTTATCTATTTCATGAGAAATTAAAGCATTGTCGTCATGTATAATATAAACTTCTTCGATAATTACATTTTCATTACCATTAGAAAAAACGTCTTCATTATTTAAATTAAATTCTTTTTTATATATATCAAAAATGCCTTTGTGGTAATCATGGTCATGATGGTCGAATATAAAAAATGGTTTTATTTCACTATCAAAATGATTAAGTGTTTCAAATTGACTATAGAATTCAGTAAATCCATGAAATATAGGAGTAAAAGCTAAGATTATAAATCTTTTACCACTAACTAATCTTGTTGGATAATCATTTTCTTCTATGCAATTTTGATTTGTATTTTCCCCTTCTTTAAATGATTTTATTAATAAATTTTTTAATTTTAATATTTGAAATGTATTTTTTGATTCATATTTTCCATCTTCATCTAAAGCAATTGTAATTTGATGGTCAATGAATTCAACACTTTCACAGTCGACTGCAATTTGAGCGGTTGTATATTGAATGTTTCTAATAAATTTACTAGGAATTTTTTCAATCTTTTTTGTATCAAATACATATTTATAAAAATCATCTTCTAAATATTGAAGAGTTGATTCTTCTAGATTTTCATCCATTTTAATCAGCTTTTGATAAAGTTGGCAGTGGTGCCGTTTCAATTCCGGAAGAAGGTGTTTTTGATTGGCCAATTTCATTATAATTATACATTGTAACTGCACTGTACTTAGTGCCCTTAGTTACCTCCATTGAGCCATGTGCATAGATGTACGTAGAAGGAAAAAATATAATGTCTCCCTTTTGAGCTTTAAACTTAAGGTTTAGATAAGGGAACCAAAGTTCTCCCCCCTCATAATCGTCATTGAAAAATCCGACTGAAGAAAGTGTGCAAAAGTATGAAAAACCTGAATCTGTATGCACCTGGAAATGCTGACCTTCTCCATACTTTATGAAGTTAATTGCTTCCATGAACTCCATCTTAAAATTATATCTTCTCTCATAATCTGCCAAGCATGTATTTAAGATAGAATTGTAATCATCATAAACATTTTTAATCTCAGATAGTTCTTCTGGAAGATGAGACCAATGTTTTGGCCCTATTTTTAGGTCATAGCAATCTCTATACTCTGGCATTTTTTCATTATATCCAACCATGGCTTCATTCCACTTAAAGTATTCATGATCACTGTGAACAAGAGTATCTTCTAATCTTTGAGGAATCTTAACACCTTCTGGTATTGCGTCTCTGTAGAGTATTATCCCTAGTTTTGGTTCTTCTATGTTAAAAATTTCCAATTCAATCTCCAATTTATTACTAGCTTGCTAGTTTTGTCATGGTATACTTTACCATAGCCTTTAGTTGATGGTCAAATTTTTTAAAAAGTAAGAGGAAAAACATGGAGCAGTCGCTTGTTGAATCTGGTCACTTTGGTAGTAGTGCTAACAATATAAAAGTAATTGATAATTTTATAGAGCTAAATGATCTTAAAATTATACAAAAATTTTTACCTACCATCAATGAATGGATGGATGCCGGAGAGAATCAATATGCTGATGACGGCACTTGCATCTATGACGCCTCTTACTGGGCGGACAGACAATGTAGTTGGGATATTCTTCAGAGAATTAATATTGAAGTTTATAATATAATTGATAAATACATTGAAAAAATGAAACAATTTTTAGAACAATCTTTTAATGTTGGATTGTCAAATAGACCTCCAGTAATAATTAAATGGCGTCCTGGCATGGAACAAAGACCGCATGCAGACAAGCAAACTAATGACGGTAAACCAAATCCTTTTCCAACTTATGACATCAATTCATTATTCTATTATAATGATAACTTTGAAGGTGGAGAATTGTATTACCCTGACCATGATTTAACTGTAGCTCCAAAACCCGGTTTAGCTGTTGCTCATCCTGGAGACATTAACTATCTGCACGGAGTTAAGCCAGTTATCTCTGGAGAAAGATATACTACTCCATCTTTTTATACCATTACTGAGTTAAAATAAAGAGACTAGGCCTGCAAGTCGCCCAAGGCAACCCAAGTATCAGTTGCTCTTTTTATTAACGTAACAGAAGACCATTGGGCTCTTAAGTTAGCTCGGTTTGCTGTACCTTGTGGCGTAGCATTTAATGTTACACCTGCACTCACTACAACACTTGTAGCGCCAGATCCTGTTTGAAGGACTGTAATTTGAGTTCCAACTGGAAAGGCTACAGAAGAGTTTAACGGAACAGTTACTGTGTTAGCTGAACCAACATTCATTTCAATTAGGTCATCTTTATCAGTTAATGCTAATGTATAGCTAGCAGTTTGTGCATTTGTTATAACATTAGAAGAAGCAAAATCTAAAGATATTGTTCCATTGCCAACTTGTAGTTTCTTATTGGTAGAATCCCAAGATATTCTAGCATCTGTTGTAGATGGACTCGTAGAAAGAGTTAAGGTGGGACTATTAGTTACTGGACTTGTAAAAGTTTTATTTGTAAATGTTTCTGTTCCTGCAAGGGTTGCCAATGTGCCAGTTGAGGGAAGGGTTACATTTGTACTTGCTCCAACCGTAAAGGTGGTGTCATACGCTCCAGATGTCGTGAAGTTTCCACCTAGAGTAACAGTAGAAGAATAGTTGACCCAATTGGTTCCATTATATCTTAAGATTTGTGCAGATGCAGGGCTTGTTATTATTGTATCACTAAGATCGTCTAGTGTTGCTGAACCTAATGATCCTGCAGGGCCAGTAGGTCCTGTAGGTCCTGTAGGTCCTGTAGCGCCTGTTGCCCCTGTTGGTATAGAGAAGTCAAATACAGCAACTCCTGATGAACCAACGTTGGTGACAGAAGCTGAAGATCCAGCTGCTCCTGTTGTTATCGTTCCTACGCTAATCGTTGCAGCAGGGCCAGTAGGACCTGTAGGGCCAGTAGGACCAGTAGCCCCTGTTGCACCCACTGGTATGGTAAAGTTAAATACAGCAGCTCCAGATGTTCCCGAATTGGTAATAGATACCGATGACCCAACTGATCCTGTAGTTACCGTTCCTAGCGTAATTGTTGCAGCAGGGCCTTGTGGTCCAACGGAACCAGTAGTTGCCGTGTCTGCCCAGATAACGGTAGTGTCTACAGGAGCTGTGCCTTGGACTACTATTCCAGAAGGCCCAGAAGGCCCAGTAGGGCCTGCAGCACCTGTTGCACCTACTGGTATGGTGAAATCAAAAGTTGCTGCACTTGATGTGCCAGAGTTTGTTACTACTACTGAAGATCCAGCGGAACCAGTAGTCACAGTTCCAACCGCTATAGTAGCAGCAGAGCCAGCAGAGCCTGTGGAGCCTGTGGGACCAGTAGGACCAGCAGGACCTGTAGGACCAGTAAGACCCGTGTCGCCTCTTGGTATAGTAAAATCAAAAGTTGCTGCACTTGATGTGCCAGAATTGGTAACTGCTACTGAAGATCCAGCTGAACCAGTAGTAACAGTTCCTACTGCTATAGTAGCAGCAGAGCCAGCAGAGCCTGTTGGTCCAGTTGGTCCAGTTGGTCCAGTTGGTCCAGTTGCACCTGTCTGTAATGTAAAGTCTAATACCGCTGCAGATGAAGTGCCTGAATTGGTAACCGCAGCTGTGCCAGCCGAAACCGTACCAACGGTAATTGTTGCAGCAGAGCCAGCAGAGCCAGTAGGGCCTGTTGGTCCAGCTGGTCCAGCTACTGTTGAGCCTGGTCCTGTAGGGCCTGTAGGGCCAGTAGGGCCAGTAGCGCCAGTAGGGCCAACCTCAAGGCCTGCTACTGCTATGTAAGTAGAAACTCTAACAGAGTTAAGAGCTGGAGGAGATTCAAAATATACAGTTACAGAATCTACTGTAGTTGCTTCCCATTGTGTGAATATTGATCCATAAGGAAAAGTTGCTTCCCTAATAGAAACTGTAACATCTCTGCTATTAAAATTGTGATTAATGACAAATTGATCATCTACATCATTGCCTATGGTGGTATTAAAAACAGTTCCTTCAAGACTTGGCTGATTTGTTCCTGTTGCAGCAACATATACAGTTGCTCTTACTGAGCTTATGTCGGGAGGAGAATCAAAATACAAGGTTATATAATTCTGCGTTGTTGCTTCCCATGCAACCGCCAAAGAAGAGTATGGGGAAACATGCTCTCTGACAGAGACAACAAGATCCCTTGTACTGAAGTTGTGATTGATAATGAACTCTGTGTCTACACCATTTCCTAGTGTAACACCATAAGCTGTGCCGTTATTTCCTCCTACTGCTCCTAAACTAAATTCTGCTATTTCATTTAAACTATTTTTGTAGAATATTTTTTCGTCATTATAGTTTAAGGCTAGCTCTCCATACTCTAGGTAAGCTGGTGTTGCTGAGGCTGTACCACTGTTTTTGAGTTTTATAGTATTAGCCATAGTAGATCTCTTTTATTTGAACACAGGTGGAAAAGATGGAGGAAAGAATGGTGGAAAGAATGGAGGAAAGAATGGTGGAAAGAATGGTGGAAAGAATGGTGGAAAGAATGGTGGGAAGTACGGAGGAAAGTACGGAGGAAAGTAGGGAGGGAAGTAGGGAGGGAAGTACGGAGGGAAGTACGGAGGGAAGTACGGTGGGAAATACGGTGGAAAGTATGGAGAATACTTAGTATAAGCTACATCTTCTTTTCTAGGATATACAGTAGCATTAGCAGGGGACGAAGATATGATCTCATCTAACCTGGTTAGGTTTCCGCCAGAAGGATCATTTAAGTTAGTATTAGATACTGTTCCGTACGTCAAATCCTGCTGCTGTGATCTTCGGATCCGCAACAGGTGGTTTATCTCCAACTATGTTGGGTACGTTATTTTTTCTTGGTCCTGATGAATTTCCACTACTAATAGCCATGTGCTGCCCTGTGCTTTAAATAAGTTGGAACCGCTAAAGCTATGTCACTATTTTTTGATTTTATAGTATTAGCCATTAGTCGTTCCATTCTAACTAAGTTATTATAACATAATTTAATTAGAAAGTTCCACCATCAATTGTGTATGAATCAACTCCAAGTGTAGTTCTAGCTGTCGCTGCATCTACGTCGTCAAGGAGTGTTCTAGCAAAAGAAGTTAATGTTGCGACCGCTGCAGCTCCTGATCCAGTAAAATATGGC